AGGGAGCAGGGTTGATTTCGTCAAACCCAGATTTCCCTAGATTTCTGGGAACGGTTATGTAGGACAAGATGCGGGCATGAGGGCATCAATGGCAGGAACAGGATCATACGACCCCAATGGGACAGGAGAATATGTGCCAGAGAATTTTTCACATTTTTTGAAAAGAAAACTAGACGAAGTTGATCTTCACAATTTATCGAGCAAGTCTGGGATCGACATTTCAAAGTTTGACAAAAAACAAATCTTGATGGGGTTGAACGTCGAGAAAGAACATGATGGAAAGATGGGTCGAGATGTAGATGTAGTCGGATCAAAAGCTGATCTTTTGAAGATCGTAATTGCTCACTTACGAGAAGACCCGCAGTATTATACAAAATTGAAAAATATGGAGCGAGGCGAATAAATACTGTGTACCCATAATCTCAAGGAGGTTCAAATGATTTGGTATGTAGTAGCGTTCGGTGCCGGTTTGCTCGTAGGATGGAATTTCCTACCTCAACCACAAGTTGTTAAAGATTTCATGGACAAAATTCTTGGCAAAAACAAGTAAGGAGGCTTAATGGGCGACGAATCACCACATTATTCTTTTAATGACATGATTCGCCTAATTGTTGCTTTCTTTATCCCACCGTTGGGAGTAGCTTTGCAAGTTGGTTTGGGAATGCACTTTTGGCTCAACATTGTGTTGACGCTCTTTGGTTATTTCCCCGGACTTATTCATGCATTCTATGTAATTCTTAAAGAAAGAGACTAATTATGCAGAAATTTGTAGAATGGTTAAACAAATTTAAGTATAGACTAGCCGGATTCGGCACAATCGGCTTGATACTTTGGTTTGTAATCAAAATAATTATTTGTGCCACTTGCGGAATATGCATTCCGTAAGAATTGAATGAACAGAAAAAGCCACTCAACCTTGAGTGGCTTTTTCGTTTTGATCCCAGAATTTGTCGGCATTCCGAAGTGCCTGCTCCATGTTTTTGGCACCGACCGAATTTTTGGAATGCACAGCCCATACAAGCCGGGGAATATTCCCGTGAAAGGCTTGTTCTTCAATCCACTTGGCAACATCCATGCCTGTACCAGCGGACGGCGGACCAAGATCGTGGTCGAGAGAAACCGATTCCACTGTCCCCAACTTCAAATAGTTGATGGCGACAGCGGCGGTCTTTGCCCAAATTTCATTACCTTCTGCCCCAAACCAATCTTGGATTTTGGGGTCACGGGGATCACGTTCGTCATCAAGCCACAGTTTCATTCGTTTGCTCTGCCGGTGTTGTGGGAAGGTTCTTCCCACAAGAACTACAAGTATTAGGCCACCAACCCTGATCGTCGCCTCGGACGTTTGAACCACAATGGATGCAGCAAGTTGTATCTGTGCGGCTCCATCGGGGAGTCAAAATTCCAATTAGTGTGTGATACAGCTTGTTGATTTTGGCATGAATGCCACGGAATTTGTGGCTACAGGCGTCACAAGAATAAACGTAGTAAAGACTGTAGCTTCCTACATCTTTCTGGTGATTGCACTTGGGACAGTAAAGCCACATGGTTTTTGCCTTTCGTTGGTCCCCCTCCGCAGAAGATACGGGTATCTTTCGGGTACTCCCACTTATTCTACCCCACAATTTGCCCGTTGTAAATCTAAATAACTCCATGAACGAGAATCTTTTCACCCCTGCACAATTTGGACAAACCCCTTACGGGCCAAGACTTCCGGCAAATCAGTACGGCCCGATCTATGGCCACATGACCCAAACGATCACAAAGGGCAGTCTGGTGAGTTTCAATTACACGTTTCACAAGCCCGGTCACGATCCGTATCCGTTGGTGTTGATAACCGACATTTGGCAGAATTATATTCGTGGAGTGAATATGCACTATCTGACATTCCCAGATATTAAAAGGTTGTTGCAGCCAAACTGCAACAATCTAGGCTTTTCTTACTCTAACATTAAGGGAGATGAATATATAGTTTCAGCCTTCCGCCAATACAAAAGACGTGGCATAAGGCAAATTAGAAAACTAGATTGTGCCTTCCTGTTAAATGTTCTCGCCTCGGTTCGATCCCTGAACCCGTCAGAAGTGGACGCAATTCGTCGTTCTGTTCGTGAACAAATCCAACGCTTGACTAATCCTGCTGCCGCTGCAACCCCAGAGCAACCAACTGGTGTTAATACCGGAAATTTGCAAGGATTAAGCTAAATTAGTGTAAATAACAATAAGGGACTCTCTTTTATCAATAAGATGTAATTTTCGTAGGTGTAAATGGCTCAATTATACGATGATTTGGGAAGATTAGTAGAAGGACAAAAGACTGCCAATCTTTCCTTGCAAGAAATCAAGGGTTTAATAGCCGCCTCTGCTAAAAAAGCTGTGGGCGATGCGAAGCCTTTTGCTAAAGGTGGCGATGCTGCTGCGCCTAATGATAAATTAGTCAAACTATTCGAGACATACACAAAAGACTTTAAAGATTCCGTGAAAGAACAAAAAGACTATTTGAAACAAATGGTCGATGTTCTCAAAGAAATAGCTGAAAACAAAAACGAGAAAAAAGAAAAGAAACCAGAGAAAGCTCCCGCCAAAGACAAGAATGCCCCTAAACCTTCTGTTTGGAAGAGCATGGAAAATCTTGCGAAGCAAGGTTTGAAGAAACACTCTATCGGCGTTCACGACACTCACTGTGAAGGTGTGTTGAACAAAATTTACACAACTTTACAAGATATAGCAAAAGGTGCTGGCGGGAAGGCGGCAGCAGGAGCGGGCGGTGGTGGCAAAGGTGGAAAAGGCGGCGGGAGTGCAGCACCCGCAGGTGGTGGCGCTGGTGGCGGCGGTGGCGGTGGTGCCGCTGCTGTAGAAGCTGAGGATAGAGCAAAAGCGGCACGAGCCGAAATGACTCAGCTTTCTATAACCAGAATTAGAGAAACAGCCCTAAAGTCTATTCTGGGGACAATACAAGATCAGATACTTGGATTTGATGTAATGAGTCAGGTTCTGGATGGGGTATTGGACAAGGAAAGAAAATTTGTCCAAGATGCTCGTAAGCTATCCTATGAAATTGAGGGTGCCACACAGGGTTCCAAGGAATTGATGCGAACCTTTGAAGATATTGGCAAAACCTCGAAGCTAACAGGTAAAACAAGACAGCAATTTATTGATCGTTACACCAAGACTGTGAAGATGGGTCTTAAAGACCTAAAGAAAGCTCACGCAATTACTGTTGCTCAACTTAACACAGAAGAACAATTGGGAATGGAAGCTGGGGCTTTGGGCGACACATTTGTGGATTGGGCACGAGGTTTGAAGTTCAGTGAAGGGCAAATAGGTGATATGGGTCGTGGCATGAGAGACATTGCCAGATTCACTGGAATGACAGGCGAAGCTCTCGAAGAAGTAGTAAAGAGCAGCCAGACCTACATTGATAATTTGAAACTTGCCGGTACAGCGACAGCAGCACAGGTTAAAAACATAATTGAACTATCTGCCAACTTCAAGAGAGTAGGCATTGATGGCGGCAAATTGATGGACGCTATGACTAGCACCAATAAGTTGTTGTCGGCAAATGCTTCCACATTCTCCTTGCTTGCTAAAGCAGCGGGTCAAGCGGGAGTTTATGCACAACTATTCAATGGCACATTGCTACAAAACAAGGCGGCAATGAAGGGCATGAACCGAGAGTTTATGCGAACATTGAACCAGTTTGGTGTAGCTGGAAATAGTGTAGAGGAATTAAGACAGAATTGGAACCAGCTAACCGACGATGCAAAGGCCAGAATCAACATCCAGTTGAAAGCAGCATTTGATGTAGAGGCTGGCGAGTTGATGGGAACGATTGAGGCGTTTGAGAACACAAGCCAGACTCTTGCCGACAAACTAGCAAATGTAAACAAGAAACTTCAACAGAATTTGACATTGGAAGAAAAGGCGTTAGTTCTTGAAGAACAAAGAAAACTCAAATTAAGTGCTTCAATGGGTGCATTGACCGCTTTGGATGAAGCGGCCAAGGGCGCTAAGAGTATGGGCGATGCGCTTGCCAAGTTCGGCACCAGACGAGGCGAATTTGAAGCTGACATGAATGCTCTCGGTGTTGCATGGACAAATGAAGCCGATGTAGCAAAGGGAGCTATCCAAAGTGCAATGGATAGTGTGAACAAGGGCTTAAAGGCTGCTGGCAAGCAAGAATTGTCAATTGATTCTAGCGAAATCGAAAAAGCTCTTAAAGACCCAGCCGCATTCAGAGAACTAACGGCAAAGATAACTAAGGCTGAGCAAGAAGCCAACACTGCCGCTAAAGCACAACTTGATCCTTTAAGTTCTGCTGCACAAACTCTCAAAGAAATAAATGACACTCTAAGAAATTTTGCTAATGCTGGATTTAGCGCCATATTTGATTCAATGATTGGCAAGTTAATTATTTGGCTTGCAATCATTGCCGGGGCCGTGCTGGGCATTTGGAAGATTTGGAATGAAATTCAGCAACTAGGCGAATTTGTGAAACAGGCTCTTGATCCTGCAAAATATGCCCGTGAGTTTGATTCTCTATGGGGTGCTGGGTTTAAAGCAGAAAAAGACGCCGCAGAAGCTGCTACTCACTCTGGCTCCATTTATACTCACGATATTCACATCGAAAAAATAATGGGTGAAGTAGCTGGTTTGCTTGCACAAATCAAATCCTGTATTTGCTCTTTGAATCAAAACCCAACTAATGCTGCTACTCCTGCTCCCGCTGCCGCCGCAAGCCAAAGTGAGGCAAAACCAACCGCAGTAGAGAAGAGCATTCGTCGTCATCAAGAAAAGCAGATGAAGATAGAGAAGCGGGAGAACAAGCTAAAATCTGCAAATATCAAACAAGAAAGCAAGAATATTCAGGCAGAAAAAGCCCTCAAAGCAAAAGATATGAAGCAAGAAGCTCCTGCGGGAGATTTCGACGCTGGGATTTTGAGCAAGTTGGGCGGCGATATGGCCAAGAACGCCGCAGCTATCGCAATTCTTGCTGTAGGCGTTATGGCTTTGGGCGCTGCAATCATCTTCTTGGGCAAGAAGATTCTTGACTTCCTTGGTTTGGATATGGCAACAGTAATGCAAACGGCAGGCACTATTGCCGCTGTTGTAGCCGCTGGTGCCGCAATTGCTGCCGCTGGTATCGGGGTTTATAAACTTCTCGAAACCAAGGAATCTAAGGAATTTGTAGAAGGGGCCAAAACAAGTTACACAGATGTTTTGAAAGCTGTCGGGGCTATTTTGATAATTGGCCCGGCATTAGTAGTGCTAGGAGCAGCACTTGTTTGGTTGTGCCAAAAAGTAATTAACGCTTTCGGGCTTGATATATCAACTGTTGCTGAAACAGCAGCAACCATTGCGGCAATCGCAGTAGCGGCTGGCGGTATTGCTTATGGCGTAAATGAAGCTGTAGAAGCATTAGATGAATTTAAAGATAGTCCTTTATTCCAAAACCCATCTAAAATAATCATGCCTATGCTCAAGGGAGCGGCAGCACTTCTGATTCTTGCACCAGCAATTGTTTTGTTGGCCAGTGCAATTGTATGGATGAGCCAAAAGATTCTGGGAGCATTTGGTCTTGATGCATCAACAGCAGCAAAAGTTGCTATGGATGTTGGTGCAATTCTTATTGCCGCTGGTGTAATTGCTCTAGGGGTAATGGGTGCGGCATATGGTTTGGCTGCATTGGGCACATTGGTTACAGGATTAGGCGAATTTACAGGCGGCATCGGACTTGGTGCGGCGATTGTGTTGATGGGCAAGGGTGCCTTAGCTCTGTTGTTATTGACGCCAGCCATTTTGTTGCTTGGCATAGCTATTGTGAAAATGGCTCAGGGCTTAATGTCTGTAACAGGTGTCGATTTGGGCGTAGCGGCTGAAATCGCCAAAAATGTGGCAGGAGTATTGGGAGCGGCGGCAGTTATTGCTGGTGCATGTATACTATCAGCATATGCGTTGGCACAACTAGGCATATGGTTGGGATCGCCCGCAGCAGTGGGAATGGTGCCATTGATATGGTCGGGGGCAAAAGCAATATTGATTTTGATTCCAGCAATGATGTTGATGGCGACAGCAATCTTGTTGCTCGGTCAAGCAATGCAAAAAGCATCGGGGCTGGATTTAAATGAAGCTAAAAAGATCGCAGAGAATGTTGCTGGAATAATAGGAGCAGCAGGCGTAATAGCCGGTGCCTGCTTAGGTGCAGCGGCTGCTTTGAGTCTTTTGGGTCTTGCTATGACCACTGGAACATTCTGGTGGATGGCCGTGTTAATGATACCGGGGGCGGCGGCACTTGCTGTACTCACGCCAGCCATGATTAAGATGGCCCAAGTCATAATTGAAATGGCCCAAGGACTTATGAAGGGTGGAATTGACCCTTCAACAGCGGCGGGAGTTGCAGAAAATGTTTCAAAACTAATTGAAGCATCTGGCAGTATTGCAAAGTCTGTACTAGAAGGTGCAGGGTTTATGGCTCTATTGGGAGCCTTGGTCTTCTCGCCTCTAGCATGGATTATGGTTGGCTTAATGTTCTTGGGGGCCAAAGCATTCCAAGCGTTGGCACCAGCAATTCTTAGAATGACAATGGCAATAGTCATGTTAGGTCAAGCTGCTGTCGCAGCAGCGGGTGGGGTCGGCAAACTAGATGCCACAATCGCTGGTGTGAAGAAGATTAGCGAAGCTATCACGGCTGTTTCTGAAATATTCACAACTCTATATGACAAGATTGTTCCGCTGACGAGCCAATCTTGGTGGTCATTCTTTAGATTCTCTTCGACAATTCAAGTAATTGAAAAAGCAATTCCAGAGTTTGCGGCGAGCTTTAAGACAATTACCAACTTTGTAAGAGATGGCATTATCATCCCTCTTCGTCAGTTTGGCAAAGAAGGCAAGAGATTGATTCAAGCCACCAAGACCGCCAAATTGGTAAGAGACGCAATTGTAGCTGCTGGCGATATTATGACAACAATTGAAAAAGTTGTTGTCCCGATGGCAACCAAATCTTGGTACAACGTATTCGGCAGCACAACCCTAGAAAAACTAGACAAGGCTGTGCCGAAGTTCCAGAAGAGCTTCAACTCCATCATTAACTTTGTGAAAGAAGGTGTTGTTGGTCCGGTTAATTCTGCATTTAGAAACCTCAAGAAATTAAGCCAAGCAACAAGCGTTGCCAAAGCGATTGCATCTGTAATCGGTGCCGTAGGCCCGATGATGGATTCCATCACGAAGGTTGTTCTTGATCTTTGTGAACGCCCCAGCTTCTTGCTTATCTTCTCTGGAAGATCGAAGGCCGAGAAACTAGAAGAAGCAATGCCGCAATTCCAAGCTACTTTTGAAAAAGTAGTTAAGTTTGTAAAAGAAGGTGTTGTTGGACCAGTTGTAAGTGCTTTCAGAAATCTCAAGAAAGTGAATTCAGCAATTGCAGTTGCCAAAGGCATAGCGGAATCTGTAGCGGCAATTGCCAATGTAGTAGATGTTTTGGCAAACAAGATTACGCCGATGACAGAAAGAGGCGGTTGGTGGGCCAGAAACTTCGGTGATGCACGATCCAAGATGGACAAGATCGAAGGCATGATACCGGACTTCCGCCGTGTATTCGCCATCATGGTCAACTTCTTGAAAGACAGTTTAATCGGCATTGTAGTAGCCGCTTTCCCGAACCTGCAAGCAGTCAATGGAGTATTGCCAATTGTAGAAGGGGTGGGTAAAGCTGTTGCTGCAATTGCAGAAATGATGGATGCATTAGTAAACAAACTAGCACCAATGGCTCAGAGAGGCGGTTGGTGGGCTAGAAACTTTGGCGATGCTCGTTCCCCGCTTGAAAAACTAGAAGCGGCAAAGCCCGATATTGAAAGATCATTCTTGTCGATTGTTAACTTCATTCGTGGACTTATGGGAAGTGTGCAAGCCGCTTTCCCAGACCTACAGAGAGCAGAAGCTGCAATCAACACAATCAAGAAGGTTGGTGAAGCCTTAACCGCTGTTCAAGAAATAATGGAAACATTCCAAGAAATATCGAGAACGGTAAATCCTTGGGGTGCAATGTCAGCGATCTTTGGAGATATATTCGGCAAGGTAAGTCCTCTCGAAGCAGCAATTCCACAAATACAGCAAACCTTTATGGCGATCACAAAGTTCGTCAAAGAGGGCATCGTACAGCCTGTATCGGCAATGAATGTAGGTGGTCTTGCCAAGGCAGTTCAGAAGTTGAAACTAATGTCTCAGGCGATGGAATTGATGGAAGACATGGTAAATTCTGTGCAAGGCATGATGGGCCTTACACAAGGAAGTAGCACAACGACAACCACTGGTATGTTGTGGTGGAAGAAGACTGTGACAACAGTTGTCCAGCCAATGACTACACAAATGCAAGCTGCAATCCCGGCCATTCGTCAAACATTTGCAGCAATTGTTGACTTCGTTAAAGATGGCATCGTTGCTCCAATTGAACCTCTCAAGACAATAAACTTGAAGGGGACCGTCAAGACCATGATTATGGCCGAGAAAGCAATTAGCTTGGTTCCAGAAATCATTGGTGGATTGAACGACGCTATGAACGAACTGCTGGCTTTTACGAACAGCAAGTTCACGAAGAGCGGAGCTATGAATACAGAAATCGCCGCTCGCTACAAGGGTTGGTTTGAGTGGATTGCCTACTTCGTAAGAGAGGGAATTGTCAAGCCAATGGAAGGTATTGGCGACGTAGGAATGTTGAAGGTTGTAGCCAAGAGAATGCATTGGGCTGCGAAGATTTTGGATGCAACTCCAACCATTATTGATGGATTGATCGAGGCAATGGATGGAATCCTAGAGTTAGGACAAGACAAATTCACAAGCAGCGGAGCCAAAAACACACAAATCGCCGCCAGCTACAAGGGTTGGTTCGAGTGGGTTGCCTACTTTGTAAGAGAAGCGATTGTCAAACCAATGGGCAACATTGGCGAAGTTGGTGAACTAAAGAATGTTGGCAAGAAAATGATCTGGGCGGCTAAGATTTTGGATTCTTTCCCGAAGATTGTAACTGGCCTGAATAATTCAATGGATGCGGTAAATGCTCTAGCCGCTGGCAAGTTCTTGACAACCAAAGAAGACAATACAAAGATCGCCAACAATTATCGTGGTTGGTTCGAGTGGGTAGCTTACTTTGTAAGAGCGGCAATTATTGAGCCAGCCAAGGGCTTAGGCGAAGTTCGTGAGTTACAAACTGTAGCCAAAATTATGTGTGCAGCAGCCAACATTCTAATTGCCTTCCCTAAGATTGTGCGTGGCTTGAATGGCTCAATGGATGCTGTTAACGAATTAGCGGCTGGCAAGTTCTTGACAACAAGAGAACAAAACACAGCAATTGCCGCCCGTTACAAGGGTTGGTTCGAGTGGGTAGCTTACTTTGTGAGAACCGCAATTATCGAACCGGCCAAGGGCTTGGGCGATGTGCAAGAATTAGCAGTAACAGCCAAGGCAATAACTTATGCAGAGAAAATCCTGACTGCAACGCCGAGAGTCATCATTGGGCTTGGCAAAGCAATGGATGAAATAAACAACCTTGCCGAAGATAAATTCACAAGCAGTGGTTCTAAAAACACACAAATCGCAGCCCGTTATCGGGGTTGGTTCGAGTGGGTAGCTTACTTCGTCCGGGTAGCTCTTGTTGAGCCAGTTCTCACAGAATTCCCAGACATTAAGAAATTGATGGATGCTTCGAGAATCATTTCGGCTATGCAAAGAATCATAGCTGCGGTTCCAAAAATCATCATTGGATTGTCTCAGACAATGGGATTGATGAGTGGTGCCAGTGGCTATCTCGATGACGATTTCCCAATGGACAAAGACCGATTTGCGGTCTGGTTCAGAAGAATCGCTGTCTTCTTGAGAGATGGTATAGTAGACCCAATTTTAACAGAACTGCCTGAGCCAAAGACAATTTTGTTAGCCCAAAGAATATTGACGGCAATGAATGCCATCATCAGCCGCTTGCCGGTTATGATTCGCAACCTATCCAGAATGTTCATGCCGATGAATCCAAATGATTGTATCGCAGATTCGCCAATTGCAATGTTGGCGGCTGGGGTGGAACAATTTAAGGCGTGGTTCAGAAGTATCACCAGCTTCTTGAGAGAGGGTATTATTTGGCCAATTATCGAATCTCTACCAACAGAAGAAGAAATTGCAGCGGCAGAAGCCAATTTGGGCGTAACAGTTGAAATCCTTAAAGCTGTACCACCGTTTATTCAGAAATTGGCGGGAGCCGTAATGGATTTGGTGGGCGTAATAATGGGCCAGCCGTTCTTGGGAGCCTTCACGCAATATGCCGCCACTTGGTTTGGTGGAATTGCAACATCTTTGAATACGGGAATTATTTCCCCAATCAGAATGATGCCGTCTTCCGACGAACTTGACGAAGTTAATGCACAACTTACTTCTCTGGGTGATATTGTGAGAAAGACCACAGAAGTGTGCAATACAATAGCAGAATCTATCGGACCATTGGTAAGTGGTTGGTGGTGGTTCTCTCCAATAGCAAGCATTGGTGGTCAAGCATCGAAGTTTGCTTACTATTGGGACGGTATCTCGAAGGTACTTAATGAAGGCATCATAACGCCAATCAAGAAGAACTTGCCAGCTTCTGCCGAGATTGAAGAAGCGGCAAAGAGAATTAACTCTTTGGCTGATGTTTTGGCGGGCCTCAAGAATTCTCTCGATATGCTTGCACAGATTATGCAAGAACTTCAGGGAATGAATATTGATATGGAAATGCTGAAGGCACTGCCAATCGCAGAGTTGGCTGCACTCGGTATGGGTGGCAAGATGGGTCAGGCAAATACAGGAGCGGCAGCAGGGGGCGAAGCTGTGAATGGATCGACACCTACAGAAAAGGTTCAAGACGAGAAAACAGCAAGAAAAGAGCAAGAAGCATCCACATCCATGTCGAAGGATATGGACCAATTCATGATTACAGCCATCACTCCGGGTAATGGTTTGTATGTAACTGATTTGGCCTTAATTCAAACCTTAAAGGAGATATTCAAAGATGGTATTGAAGTATCCACACAAGTAGAAGCTAAAGTCTCTGAACAAAACAAACAAGAAAGTAAAACACTATCAGCAGAAGAACTCAAGAAATTGGCCGAGAAAAAAAGCACAACTCCAACTGGTCCGCTTTCACAAGCTAGAGCAAATGCTCTAGGAACTAATCAAGGGGCAGGAGTTCTATCCGGTGCAATGCCACGGGGTTCTGTACGCCCTGCGATGGATCGTGCAAGTGGCGGACTCAACCCAGCAGTTGTAATGCCTCGTGGACAAACGACACCAGAAGAAAGAATGCGGAGAATGGGTGCAGCCGCAGATCGTACTGGTGCTACCGGCGTTAACCCCTACACACAAAGAAGAGATAGACTTGCTTCTCAAAGAGCGTCCCAGCGAAGTGCAGAAACACAGGCTATCGAAACGGCTCAAAGCAGAATCGCTCAACAAGCCCAGCGAGCTACCGGAGCGGTCGGTGCAGAAACAACAACTGCCAGACCGACAACTCCAACAGCGAGTGCGGTGCCACCTGTAAGTGATGTACACTCTCAAGTAAGACAAAATTCGGCCTCTACAGAACCTGCAACAACTCAGGTAAATTCGCCAGAATTAAGCGAAATCGCAGCAGCGGCATCAGAAGAAACAGAACTAAGCAAACAAATGGTTACTCTGTTAGAGCAGATGCTCAAGCTGTTTAAGGGAGGGAGTTCTCAGGCCGGGAATAGCGGTGGAGGAGGCCAAAGCACATTGGCGAACAATATAGTTCAGAAGCCAAACAACTATTACAGATGGCCGACTGGAAACCAATTCCAGCAGGGGGCAAAACAAGTATTAAACCTCGGAGCAGGCATCGTATAAATTAGGAGAAATAAATGAAAGCTACACTACCAAATGGTGCGCTTAGGCCGCTAGATGATTGTTACATTACCAGTTTCGATATTGGTTTAGATTTAAAAATGAAGATTTTACCAGATATATCAGACAGCAAATCAGCCAATTATGCTGATGAAACTGCTATTGGTCGATCTTTTCCAATTAAAAACTATTCGTATTCTGAAAATAGGAGTATATCTTGGACAGTTCACTTTATGGTCTGTCAAGAAGGGGATCAAGAAGATATAATGGATAATCTGAGAATGTTAGAGGCTTGTGTATATCCAACTCAAGATGAAACTCCATATGCTCCGCCGCCGCTCTGTCATATTAAATGCGGAGATTTATTGGCGAAAGACAAAGAATTATGTTGTGTGCTGAGAAGTTATTCTGTTAAATTTCCAACGGATGTTGCATGGGATGAAATCGGATATATTCCTTACAAGCTAGATGTTGATTTAACATTTGAGGTCGTGTATGACAGTGCCGAGCTTCCGTATGCAGCAGACATTGTGGCTTCGGGAGGATAAGAATGGCTAATTATTTTGAACCTTCTAAAATCAAAGCTAGAAAATTTGTAACTGTTTCTAGCAGATATAGTGATTCAGAAGTAATTTATTATACAGAGAAAAAGCTCTTAACATTTCCTTTGTATAGAAAAACATCAGTAAAAAAAGACAAAAGGGATAAGTTTACAATTATTTCCAGCGGTCATGAATTTAGACCAGATTTGACTTCCTATGAGTTTTACGGCACACCAGATTTTTGGTGGAAAATAATGGAAGCAAATGATTTGAAAGATATTTATCAATACAAAGCCGGTCTTAGCATTAAAATACCGGGCGCATTTTTCTAATGAGGGACGATGGCTTGTTCTCATGAGTGTATATCTCAATATTCTTGTAACCCACCCGACGAACCGCTCGATGGTGCTGTATTCGCTCCATTTGTGGAATTAACCATAAATGGAGAGTTGATAACAGTTTCTAATGATTCCATGCCCGGCGATCCAAATAAAGCTGTAATCAAGAGTTTTCAATATGGATTAAGCGTGGCCGGTGGTGGTGTTGGTGCGGAATTTGAAATAGTATCAGAAGGGCAACAAGCCATTGTTGGAATAGTGAGAGGATTAAACAAAACTTTTAGCGAAGCTCCCGAAGATGTGCAAAAAACAACATTGAAATTTGGTTGGATTATTCGCAAGTGCGATGGCAGCGTGAGAAGACAAGAAAGTGAAGAACTTCATCTTCTGCCAAAGACTATGCAAACAAGTTATGACAACGGGACAGTTAAAGTTAAATTGCAATGTGTCGATTTGATGGCTAGAACCCAAGAAGCCAGAGTTGAAGGCAATCCCGGCTCGGATGACAATAAAATTCCATTAAAAGAAGCAATTGACATTATCTTCCAAAGAAATAGCCCAACAATTGATGTGGAATGGGATGGTCTTGGTAGTGAGTGGGAATTTGAAATAGGCGGCACCGAAGGTCCAAAGGCAAAATGGCCAACTGACCAGCAGAATGCACTTGCAGCATCCAGAAAATGGCTTGCTACACAAAAAACAAACAACAAAAAAGGTTTGTTGACTCTTTATGACCCTAATGCAACCAAACTCGTAATTACTGAAGGTAAAAACGCCCATTGCGACGAAAATCCTGATTGTTGTGCAAGAAATGTTGGGACATATGTGGTTAATGCCGGTAATTGTTCTGATGTTTTAGGATTTGCTCCCACTGTTGACTGGACTTTAATCCAACACAGTTCTGGTGGTACTACGGGTGGCGACAACACCGCCGCAAGCGACGAGAAAGCTAACCCCAACTGCCCTGAGAAAGAAGATGGTGGTCCGGCCACAATGGGTACGGTTCCAAACAACTTTAGAGATTTTACAACCGGCAGAAATGCTACTAGATTGGCAGAATCTTCGGCAGCGGCAGAAGAAGAATCAAATAAACCTTACGTTGTCAAAGGAGCGATAGAAGCTGAACTGACAATTTTGGGTGATCCCAACTATGTTAATCCGGTAGATTATGTTGGAACTACAGTATCAATTGTAATGTTGAATCCAATGTATTTAGAACAATGCACTTGGATTGCAAACCCAAGATGTAATCCAACTCTAAGTAACAAAAACTGGCTTATCAAGGGTGTTTCTCATCAAATTGAAGCTGGTAAATACACTACCACGATAAAAGTATTGCTTGCAGTGCCCAATAGCGATCTTAGACAAGGCGATCCATTGGGTGGTGCTGGTTGCGGTACTGAGACGTTTGATAATGATAATGGTAATTTTGAACGCTACATTTAATGAGGCAAAATGATAACTGAACTGCAAGAAGAAATAAAGAAGTTAAAAATTGAATTGGAATCAATCAAGAATAAAATGGGTAACATAACCTATGATGTTCGTGGCGTAATGCGTGCTGAACTTCAAGCCAATTCTACGCTAGTTCAACAGTCAGAAATGCAGTATGGCATGTATACCGCATTGTGTGTAGAAACTATAGATATTTGGAAGCAGAATAAAATCCGTTATTTCACTCCTCATTTTCACAATCCTAAAACCCCAATCAAAAAATTGCCTTGGGCTGGGGCAATTTCTGCGATGGGTGGATTTGATGACTGCGGGCTAAATTGGGTGCCGCCTGCTGGCTCTACTGTTTGTTTAATATTCGAGACAGGCAATCGTCAAAATGCTTATTATATAGGCACAACTTGGAATAGAGATAGAGGACCGGCAGGCGGACATAATTTTGGCATCCCAATTCCAGAATATTATAAAGTATGGGAAGGCCATCGCAAAGGTTATTTAGTTGGTCCCGACGATGAATCTCAAGTATTCCCGCCGTGGAATACCGAAAGTTACAACGGATTTGACCTCACATCAATTTTGGATTTTGCAGACAAACCCGAAGTACAAAAAATCATTACTTATCCTAACATTTATGGATTTAAGACGCCCGAAAAACACATGATAAAAATGGTGGACGGCGATCCTAAGTGTAATCGTAGGTGGAAGAGATTTGAAATCATGTCTGGTTGTGGCAACTGGATTATGATGAAAGACGATCATTTGCATTACGCCGGTCAGTGGTCGCATCCAGAATGTGGCGTGCCAGATGATGATGTAAGTTGTGTAGAAGATGTAAGCGAAACACCTGAGCCAGATAGAGCTAAAGGTGGTCTTAATAGATTGCAAGTTGGCGCTGATGGACAGACACAAGAACAAATTGACGAAGCTGTTTTAGCCTTGTTGCAAGAAGAAGCAGCAACAACAGACATTACTCCGAAAGAAGGCAAAAAGAAAGAAGATACAGAATGCGAAGGAGAAGTAAGCAACAGCAAAATCATTGGTGGACACCCAGCTACAGGGCATCCAAACACTAAGCACTACAAAAGTCAGAAGGGCGCTAATGCTTATTTCAAACACAAAAATGAATGTCGTCCCTACAAGGGGCCGGGAACACCACAAAATAATACTTGTGATTTGCCACAGTCTGGCATTCAATTCATGTCCATTTCCGGTCACACCTTTGTAATGGATGATTCTGTAGAAGAACCTAGTGGCAATCCAGAATGGGAACGCAGCATGAAATCATTTGATTTTGGTTGCAACAACCACTACGTCGGCAGGACATATTGGAAATCAGCAACAGGCCACTATATCGAAATAAGCGACGTAGAAAGCCCACCGGGGGATGCAGGAAAACAACTTCGTGGAGAAGAAAACTATATTCGTCTAAAAACGGCTACTGGCAATTTCTTCGAGATGAACGACCACACAGAGCCAGAAAAAGAATGCCCCGGATGCCCGCCAAATATCGCAGGCCAGAAACGTGGATTCACTATGCGTTCAACCAGTAATCACTCATTTGAAATGATTGACTGGACGAACGAGCAATGTTCTCCATGCCGTCGAGAGGGTGGTGTGCCAACCCCAAAAGCTAAGAAGGCTTTTGTGAAAATTAGAACTGGTTATGGATTAGAAATATTGATGAAAGACGAGGCTTCTCAAGAAGAAACGCAACGTCAACACATTCAAATCTTCTGTCCTCAATATGACAACAAAGAACGTGGTCCACACATCCATCGTTACCAAGAAGCTCCAAGTGGACCCGGCTTGGTATTCTTGAGAGTCGGCGGAAACTATGTGGTAATGACTTATGATAATCACATTACTGTAGTTGGAGACTTTGAAAAGAATCCGTCCAACCTAATCGAATTGGTAAGTAAGGTAAACTTTGTTTATACCAAAGATGTTTACATAAATGTAAGCGATCAATTGCATTTGTTCTACAATCCCAATGTTATTTTGCTGTTGGCGGGTGAAGAGTGTTCGCCGCCACCGGATGGCTGTCAGTGTGGTGGTCCATATCCTTGCGTTGGACCAATTTTGGTTTATGACCCATGTAATAACGTGGTCAGATTGAGCAGCAAAGTAATTGGCAGCTATTCACAAAACGACCCTTGTTGTACATTGGTTCCGTTTATCATGGGCAAGAAGTGTCCGAAGTGTGATTAAGGAGAAATATGGCTCTTAAATATCCGGGTGTACCGTATCCTATTACGAAGAATCCCAAGGGATTCTTCTTTATACAAGACGGAATAGACCAAGTGAAGGCAGATATGCTAATTCTCTTGCTGACTAATCCGGGCGAGAGGGTTATGTTGCCAGATTATGGGACGCCTTTAAGAAGATTGATATTTGAACCAAACGACCCAAAGCTGGTTTTGCAAACAAAAAACATGATCGCTCGCTCACTTAAACTTTGGGAGCCGAGAGTGGCAATTACCCAGATTTTTGTAAAAAACGGTCTTGATAAAAATAGTCGTAATATAAGCGACGACGGGACCGAGACAGATGGAGTTCTATTGATTAGAGTTTTATTTGTCGATAGAGCCAAAATAGATGAAGTTTTTGAACTAAAACTAGAAGTGCCAATAGCAAACTAATGGAGGAAAAATGGCCAGTAGTGGATGCCCTTTTGATATTCAACCTTATGCTAAATCTGAAATTATCAAAAAGCCAAATATATTCAATTTGAATTATACAAATCAAGATTTCTGGTCGATGAAAGCCAGATTGATTGAATTCACCCGTCAGCGATTCGACAAAGAATTCGGTGATTTCGTAGAATCTTCTTTGGCTTTGATGTTAATTGAGAATTGGGCATTCGTAGCTGATACTCTATCATTTAAGATGGATCAAATCGCCAACGAAATCTTCATTGATACGGTTACAGAAATAGACAATGCATTCCGTTTGTCGAAACTTGTAGGATTTATACCTCAACCTCCAATTGCCGCCAAGTCACTTTGGACTGCATCTCTAAACAATCCAATTTTAACTGATGTGGTTATTCCAACTCCATTCATTATTGAAGTAAACGGAGGCGGGCAACGTATTGACATGGAATTATTTCCGGCTGATGCCAATAACAATCCAATACTAGACGACAACATTGTTATCCCCGCAAATTCTGTGGTAAATGCAAGCGTAATTGGCTTAGAGGGCAGATCAAGAATCCAACAAAATGATGGTACTGGCGCTGCGGGCCAAAGTATAGCCCTTAAATACATGCCAGTAATTTACGATTCTGTGAGAGTAGATGTTGATGGAGTTAGATGGGAGCAGGTTGAATACTTTACAGACTCCCAACCCCGAAGAGAATACAGAGTTGAATATGATGCCAACTACGCCGCCTATATTGTTTTTGGAAACAACAGATCGGGCTTAATCCCTTCTGTTGGGTCTAAAATTCAAATATCTTATAGAACTGGCGGTGGTTCCAGAGGAAATTTGGTTGGCAATGCAGTTCAAACAGAAACCGTAATCACTGTTCCCGGCCTTGATTATTCTGTTCCGGTTTTCTTCAGCAATTACACTAAAGCACAATTTGGTTATGATGGCGATACTATCGAAGATATAAGAAGAAAATTGCCAGCTTGGATTCGCACCCAAAATCGTGCCGTAACAGGTTTGGATTACAAAACGCTGGCCGATCAATTTGCAACTCCTTATCAGGGGCAAATTGGCAAGGCTATAGCCGTACTAAGAAATTATGGTTGTGCCGCTAATATAGTTGATATTTATGTCTTGGCCAGAAAAGATCAAGATGCACTCGAAGAAGCTGGCGAACAATTGAAGCTAGAACTTGAAGATTACCTAGAAGAAAGAAAGATGATAACAGATCATATCTGTATCAGAAATGGAACAATAATCTTAGTTGATACCCAAATTGACGTAATTATTGACAGGTTCTACAGAAAATTTGAAGAAGAGCTTAGAATCAAAATTGAAAGAAGACTTGCAGATTTGTTTGCTTTGCCTAATTGGGAATATGGGCAAGCACTCAAAGACAGCGAGGTAGTAAAAGTTTTGTCAGACTTGAAAGAAGTAAAAGAATTTAACATTAACTTTGTGACTGACAACGACGAAAATGGCGGAAGCACAGTTACTGCTAAATACTATGAAATAATCAGACCAGATGTGACAGACATAAATTTCGTGTACGAATAAGGGAAAAATGGCTGTATTAAACGTAACAGAAAATCCATCTACAACAGATGATGTAATATTTGACCTGACAACCTTGGATGCAAATGGTTGTTTAACTGATCCATATAAGGTGGATCGGCTAGTCATTTATTATGTAGAAAGAGATTTTTCCAGCAACAACCTTAGTGAATACAAAGAAGACTTTTACATAATCGAAAAGATGAAGGCGGCTATGGAAGCAGAGGCTCTAGCCTGTGCTGACCCTTCGCAAGAGAACATAGAAGCTGCTCAGAGAGCCAGACTTGATGCTGAGGCTTCAAAGACCACCACGCCGTTTTATTTCAATGATTCAAAACCTGTGCATGTTGTTGGGAACAAAGAGTTCCCAGCATGGTTATCTTCGGATGAAGAAAACTCTTTCCTAGAGCATGTCACAGAGGATGAAGACGCAAACCCGCTAGTTGGCAATTTCAAATACACTTGGCAACCAGTCGGAATGCGAGAGGGCGATTACTTCATTTGTTGGACTTGGACACCACTTCCTGCCGGTGAGTCTTATTCGCAACACTTCAAATTTTATTTAAAGGGTGCCACGGAAATTACCACAACTATTCCTACGCACCAAACTCCCCCAGAAAAATATGAAACGCTGCTAGAGAGATATACCCCAGAAGTATTTAAAATGCTTTTGTGTGATGGCGATAGAACACCAGATGTAATTGATAAACTCAACAAATCTGTTGCAGACGGGTTTACCGTATTAGAAAATTTGGCAAATCAAATAATTGATCTTTATGACGCCAATGCTCTTGATGAATCACTATTGCCATATCTTTCCAACACGCTTGGTTTAAAGCTAAAGTCTTATGACCCAACACGTTGGAGAAAACAAATTAAGCGTGCGGTTCCTTTATACAAAAGAAAAGGAACCAGAGGCGGCGTAGTCGAAGGGTTGGATCAAGCTGGCATAAAACTTGTCAAATACACCAGTTTGTGGCAAGTAATTTCTGCGTATACTTGGCAAGAAATATTCAAATATGACGGCGAAACCAGTTGGACTTTGGCCAAGGTTGCTTTGCCCGTTGATTTAGATAATTTCCAATTGTCAATTAGGGCAGAAGGCGAGGAAGATTATACAGAAATCTCTTCAGATTATGTTTCCTTCTCTACTGTAGATGGCGTAACAACCATGACTTGGGAAGGCAGTTCTCTTTCCACAAACCCATTGGATTTGATGGAAGGCGACATAATTAAAGTTCTGTACAAGTATAATGAAATTCCAAGCCCGGCAATACAAACAATAGAAGATTATGTAAGAGCATTACCGCTGGCAGATCAGCGTGACGAAACAGATCAAGATTATCCTCTTAAAAACATGAATGTGAGGCTGATCGCAGAGGATGACCCACTGTTTGACGTAATCATCCCACAAAAACATCCATATCACGATGATATTATCTTCGGCAAGGTAAGAACGGAATTCCCTTATTCGGAAAACATCTATAACATGGATGAATATAACGGTAGTATCCGAAATTCCAAAGACCCATGCGATATTGACAAAGATTTCCTCGACCCATGCTTTGCGTGCATCAGCAGCAAATATAATGCGGACCTAGAAATAGAAGAACTAACGAACGATAGAATTTACGAAGCGGTTCAAATACTCACTGAACATATGCCATTTCATGCAGTGTTACAAAACCTAAACATCTATGGTGGGTTCCATGAATTCATGGAACAACCAGAAGAAGTGATCGAAGGTTTTATAAGATATTCTGCTTATGATGACGTAATTGCTGGTTCGGCTCAAATGTGGTTTAACAGAGCTATGAAAAGAGGCACTACCACTGCTACTGTTCTAAGAAATCAACTGGCAACAGCTACTGCTGTGGCAAGTGGAACTGGCATTGCTTTCAACGATAAAATTGTGATTTTCTGCGGCGACATAAACTTTGAAAATCTGGGGATGGCGACCGATGGTCGTGCTGTACTGGAAATTCTTTCGTCATCTTTGGCTGGAAAGTACAGAATAGACAACCCAGATAAAAATACGGCTCAGGTATCTCAAGGAAGCATTTCTGGCGTGAATGACAGTAGTATTTCGGAGCCAATAACGGAAACTAATTCTTCATTTGAGAACCAAGTATTGAGTGATAGAGCTTTTACTTTCAGAATTTCCAACCCCGTCGAGTTTGATACACCATTTGGGACAGTGTTTGTTTATCAAGACAATATTCAAGAAGTCACAGACGCAAACCTAGATTATCAAATTTTGAACATTAAGACTCAATGGGATGTAGCCCAAGGTACTGCGAGTGCCCCTTGGCAAATGTCCATTCCAGCTTATTCAGGAACTCCTTACGACATTAAGGACATTTTGCCCAATGGAGTAATAGTGCTGGATGACCCGGCCCATACACTTCCAACATCGAACGCCACGGGTGTGATTTACACACTATTGGATGAGATTGGCAATGTAAAAGGGTCCAGTACAACTGGCTTCTTGAGAATTACGGCAAGAGGAAGAACTGTGGCGTCCGGTACGGGCATTCAAGATATATTCAATTTGCAAGAAATTGAATATTATCAACTAATAAGCGGCAATCAATACAAAGTAACTGGTTTGGTCGCAGGCACAGATGATGAATTCTACATTTCAGGCTATACGGGTGGGGATGTGGGGCCGATTACCCTGACTGTCTGGCAGCGTGTAACTGAAAATCAAGTGGGTTATTTAAGCCACAATGGTCTAAGATTAGACACTTCTCCGACAAACCACGAGACAGGATTGCCGGTTTCCAATGGCGGAAATTCGGTTGTGCCTACTCCTTTAGAGGACAATACGTTCAAACAGAACTATCTGATTGACATAGATGGCGACATTTACTTCATGGCAGATATTGATGGATCGCTCATAACACTTGAGGGTCCAGACAAGTATTGGAAAACGTGGCAAGGCGGGGGAACCTCGGTAAGCTACGACATTTATCAATATGAAAAGACAGAAAACGTGACTATTCCGGGCCAACAATTTGACCTTCCTGCCTATACATTTAGAATAATAGACAGAAGAGGCGGCGAAATAATCACCAATACAACCGACGCCCCACCAGCAATGCCGATGATGGCTTTGTCCGCAGGAGCAGGCGATGATAATGTAATCAATTATGTGCAACAGGGCGAAGGAATTTCTTTTAACATAGAATATTTGAACGGCTCCACCGAACAAGGGGAAATATGAACACAGAAGAACCAGTAGAAGTAAGCGGCTATGTGACCGTCAATATTGAATACAAGGATGGCCGACAAGAAAAGAGAGAGTTCAAGAACACCATTCTCCGTAAGGGACGTGAAGCATTGGCTAAAAGTCTCGCCAACGATTTGGGCGACACCTACCAATTTTATGTCAACCGTATGTTGTTTGGCGACGGTGGAACGGCGGGTGGGTCTGTAAAGTATGTAGATACCGTCAGAAATGGTTTGTTCGGTATCACTCGTGCAAGTAAGTCGGTAATTGCTCAGGTTGACCCCAATATTCCAAGCCAAGTTGTTTTTACAGCAGTATTGGGATTCTCAGATGCAAATGGCTATGCAATCAACGAGATGGCACTGCAAATGTCAAATGGCGACTTATACAGCATGGCAACCTTCTTGGATTTGAACAAAACAGATCAGATGCAAATAACTTGGAATTGGCGTATAAGTTTCGTCTGAAAAATAAAATTGACTTTTTCTGTTAACTGCATATATAATTGTGATAAGGAAAAAATGATGTTAACAAAAAGGCAAATGGAAATCATTAACGGATCGCTTTTGGGTGATGGTTGGATTCACAATAATTTTGTTGATCCAATGTGTAAATTTTGTTTGCAGCAATCCAAGCTCGACAAAGATGGCATTGATAAAAAAACATATATTTTATGGTTTACTTCTGAATTTATAGAACTTGGAATAACATTAAGACTTAAAAAGAAAAAAGGGACTGGTTTAGCTAATCCAAATAAAATTTATGAAAATTATTTATTGACAACAAGATCACATTTATTTTGGACAGAGTTAGAAAAAAAATGGTATATTCCCATTGAACACAAATATTTTAAAAGAAAAAAAATAATTCCTAAAGATTTAATTTTAACTCCATTAACTTTATGTGTATGGATGATGGAAGATGGAAGCAACCACACAAAAGATGGAAATATAACTTTAGAAACGCAAGGTTTTTATGAAGAAGATATAGAATTTCTCATTGAAAGATTGAATAAAGATTTGTCAATTAAAGCTACGAAAAAGAAAAATACAACAGGAGATAATCAATGGAGAATTTTTATCGGTGTCGAATCATTTAAGCATGTTGTAGATTTAATTAAACCATATGTCACTTGGAATTGTTTTCAATATAAACTTGATAGCAACTATCAAAAAATACATCAAGCGGGAGAGCATCACAGTCAATCAAAAATAACAGAAAAAGATGCTAAAAATATAATTGAATTTAGAAAAGCTGGAACATCTGTGAAAGACATTGCCAAAAAGTTTAATTTAACAAGTGGTGCTATTTCTCAAATTACGTCTGGCGTTAGATGGTCACACTTAACTGAAAGTTGTAACATAAAAAAGAAATCACGAATTACAAAGGAACAAAAATTACAAATTAAAGGGCTTAAACATTTAAAACAAAAAGAAATAGCAAAAATAGTAGGCGTTAATCAATCAACTGTAAGCAGGATTTTAAATAAATGAAAACTGTTAAAATAATTACTATTCCTAGCGAGGAATTTGATAAAAACATTAACGCTCTCGCCGTCGATGGAGAAGTCTTTGATTGGGGTCTGGACCTAAATTCATGGGATGAAGCAAAGAAGGTTATTTCTCAACACAAAGAATTAACGGAAACTGTTACTACATCAATACTCAACCATTTTTGTGAGTGTTTCGGTGAATTTGTAGGTCAAAATATGACTTTGCAAGAAATTAACGACGCCATAGAAAGAGGCTATATCGAATGATAGTATTTGAAGAAGATGATGATCGCTTTTACATAGCTCAATCAACTGTGAATCTGGCGGGCAATGGTCTTTTTGCAAAAAAGCCAATTAAGAAAAATGATTGGCTTGAGATAACTGGCGTGTTGGTTCACAGAGAGTCAGTAGCCGATCAATGTACTTATTACGCCAATGCATACAAGTTTGCCGCAGATGTGAAAAGAAATGGCGACAAAATAAACATTGGTGAATTCCTTATTGTTCCGTTAGGTTTTGCCGGGATAGTAAATCATGCCAAGGATAAGAGGCAACAAAATGTAGAAATACGATACCTTGATGACAAATACACAAAAAAGAGTTTACATGCCGACAAAGCTGTTTATTGGTTTATCAAAGACGTAGATGCTGGCGAAGAAGTCTTGGGGCACTACGGGGAAGGCTGGGAAAAAGTCTTCAATTGGGTTCACGAAACACACGATAGTGCGAAAGCGGATATGAAAGATTGGGAGAAGTTCCTCCAATATAACCTTTACAATTTGGGAGATTTAATCAAATGAGCAATTATTGGCTAGACAGAAAAAAGCAGAAAGAACAGGCCGAGATGCCACAGACTTTTACCGTTTCCATCTGGGATTTTGAAAAAGAGTTGGCCGAAGAAATCAAGAAGTCGATGGAACCAATCTATGTTACTTCTAACTGCCCGGCAGAACTTTTGAAAAGTCTTGGAAATACAATTTCTTCCGATCAGGTTAAGATTGTAGAAATTCCCGAACTTATGATTGATTTAAATCCCGGTCCATACGATGCACCGGAAGCTCAATATAATGAAAAAGGTTGGGAATTAGATTTGTAATCAGTGGCCGTATATAAATCACTATGGCACTAATATCATTCAACGAGTGGCGTGGAAAAAACAGAAAAGACTACAATCACGGGAAATCCGGCTTTGTAGGCGGTAATCCACGCTTTAGCAAATCAAACAAATCGACGTATTCTGGGGATACCACTAAACGTCGTTCTGTTGTGAAACAACAAGACCGCAAAACTAATTACGGCCAAAAAGAGGAGTAATGCCTGATCTATCAAAACTTCCAGTTCCAAAATATGATCCATTGCATCCATATCATTGGGAATATGACAATGTTCCCATTGAAGTGCTGGCGTTACGGGATCAATTGATAAATGGAGAACTGGAAAATTATGCCAAAATATTGCGGGATGCAGCAGGAAATCAAGGAACTGTAGACAATCGACTCAACCAATCTTTGAAACAAGACGGTTCTCTCAAGGCTTCTGCTATTGACAAAGCAGCACACAATATCGCTGAACACAGCGATGGCAGCAAAATTGTAGATGTATCAGAACTTGATTATTACAACGATACATTAAACTATCCAGACGTAATAAATCCAGTTCCATTTGTAAGAATGCTTGAGGCCGAGCGAGCAAAACTTGCTCTAATTGCCTCAGAAGCTACTAATATCACCTTTGAGGTAGAAACTCCTTCTAATACCTTGGTAATAGAAGAGGGCAAAATATATCTCAGAGCGTCCGAAGGTATTCAATGGGATGTAACGGCACCAGTACCACCTTCAACCTCTGTGACAATTAAGCCGGTTCTAACGATCCCACTTGAATTTGCACATAGACATTATTACGACCTAAAACCTATTACGACCGATTATCTTAATTACAAAGTAACTTCGGTTAATACCCCTTATATCGAACATAGTCTTAGGGTCTATATCAATGGTGTGAAATTAACTACCGACGCTGATGTATATGTCCCCGGCAACCTAATGACGGAAGAATGGACATTGAACAGCTACACACCAGATCATACTGCCGGAACATTTGTACTCAACACGGCAATTACTTCTGATGATATAATCAGAATAGATTTTGACGTGGCTCTCTCATAAGCGAGATTAAGTTGTATACGTCCAAAAACATCAACTTTGGATTCGTGGTTTTGAACCCCGAATCCAATCCCTCTTTGCTAAGAAATACGGTCAATTCTATACGGGGCAAATACGATGTGCCGGTCATTTCTGTGACCGAAAACTCAGTAAAAACGCAGCCCTTCAAGGAAATGAACGAGATTTGCCCAACGTGCAAAGGCAAAGATACATATACTTCTCTGATAAACGCTGGCATGAAACACCCGCCAGCCGATTGGAATTTCATTGTGATAGCCGGTACTTATATCAGGCACAGGCTAGACAACAAATATTCAATGTTTATTGAAAGTGAGAAGGACATTCTCTTCCCAATTGTTGACAGGAAATATGAATTCGTTGAGGCAACTCTTAATGGACTTTTACTCCACAAGAATTGCCTCAAAGAAGTCGGCAAAATGGCAGAAGTCGGCCCTTACGAAATTTGTAAACTCATGTGGGCTTTGGACGCCGTTGAAAAGGGTTACAAATTCAAGGCTATTTTGGGTGCGAAACTCTGTTAGCAAGAGCCAACCGATTCTTTCGGTTCTGCTCAATATGTTTGCGTACCAGAACCCATTCTTTGCTAAGTTCTTTTTCCCCTGAATCAAGCCTCTTCAACATTTCAATCACTTCTTCAATGCTCTCAAATACATTGATTGGCTGGTCGCCTTCGTAGTCCAATAAATCAAACAACCAATTTGGCAAGTTTGCCAAGCCTCCATCACAAACAAAGAATGTGGGCTTGTGTTGCATTTCGCCAAAATAAACTTCGTTGCTGGTGCCCCATTGCGGGACTCTTGGATCGACAACGACCACAAGAAAGTCGGAATAATCGACGTATCGTAAATCGTAACGTCGATATTCTCCGACGTATTCAGAAAGCTCTTTCCATCTCTTTTCTTGCTTGAGCTTGGTCTGATAGCCTTTATCTTCGCCTATTTTTTGGTCGTCGCCCGGCTTATTTGTGGGATCAATCAAATCAATGTCCAACCCGGCCTCATAGATAAGGCGAGTGAATTTTCTTCTCCATTCGACACCATGATCCGCAACATATTCCATTGGGCCACTCAAATAACCCAACGCACAATCTAGCTTGCCCATAAATCGCTCCGTTTTGCAAGAAAAAATACTCTGTTAGTTTAACCGCAAAGGAGAAGGTATGTCAATAGATAAAACAAATGAAGCCAAAGAAAACGTCGTAGAACTCGTCGCCCCAAATCTTATGGCAGATATGGCCGAAATCCTCAAAAATAAGGTCATGGAGCGTCACAGTTACTTCCAGATGAAGTATTTCATCATCCATAAAGAGCCTACCACCCAAGCCAAGCTCTGGCAATGCCTAAGAGAAATAAAAACCCGTTTTGAAGCTCTCGAAGCAGTCGCTCTCGAAATAGAAGAGGGAAAAGATAACCTCGAACTGATAAATATCAAGATAGATAAATTGAGCAAAAAAATTGAGAAATACGAAGAAAATGGAGAAACCACGAAAAGAGAACTGGAAATTGATTTGAGAAAGCTGGGACGCAAGAAAATTGCGGCCTTCAGAAATATCCAAAAATTACAAGAGAAAAAGAAATCTCTCGAAGACGAATCCAGATTTTTTGTGGAAACCTTCAAATCACTGGTGCAAACGGAACCACTCAAGCCATTCGATGACTTCGATTCTCAATGCGAATATTGGGGAGAAAGACTTCAAAGTAAATTAAATCTAAAGATGATAACGCAAGGGACACTAGATACCGATTTAATTGAAACGATTTTGGCATTACCAGACAGAATTCCTGTCAAGGAAAATACGCTTAAATCCTTGGAGTTCAGAAGCCAAAAAATGCAAATGCTTTTAGACCAGTCCGCAACACCGAAGGAGTAAAATGGCACGAAATTCGTCTTTAGATATTGGGTATACAAGTGGCGATTTATCTGTATTTCCAGAAGCAAAGGATAGCAAGGAAACACTGTATGAGGCAAGAAACAATGCAGAAACAAAGCTGAGACAAACGCTTTCGTACAATGGAAAATACATTATTGTCGAAGACAATTCGGGATTTCCGCCGAGAGGGTTGTTGAGAATTGGTCCCCCAGCGGGTCAGCCCGGTGCTGCCGAATTGGTTTATTATGACTCGAAAACCACGGGTATATTCCGAAATTTAATTCGGGGTTTTGCTGGCTCTCGTCAAAATCCGTGGCCGGTTGGAAGTTGGGTCGCAAATGCTGTGATGGCAGAGCATCACAATGCCATTAAAGATGCTGTTATTCAGATAGAAAGAAATTTGGGGGAAGCAGAAAGACCTACAGAGACTTCGTTGAATGGCATACTTAAAGCTCAAGAAACAAGGTTCTTGGCTCCAAAGGCTATTTTCCGTGCCCACCGGCTCGAAGGTCCACCCCCACTTCAAGTGCGGTTTCAGAATTTCAGCACCGGCCCTCTTGTGCGTTATTTGTGGGACTTCGGTGATGGAACTACGTCAGTAGAAAAAAGCCCGATTCACACATATCAAGCAGAAGGAGTTTATTCCGTTCAATTGAACGTAATTACTTCTCTTGGTGCCCAAGGAATTACTTACAAAAAGAACTATATCAATGTAAATGAAGAATCAAAAACGCCATTTTTCTATGTTCTCCCATATCAGGGGTACTCAAGAGAGACTGCTGAGAGTTTGAGTATCGAACCGACCAAATTTAACTTTGTAGATCAAACGGATGGAGACATTATTCAAAGATATTGGATTTTTGATGGGGCAGGTGAAATCAATGGTGAGGCAATAGATGGAACCAGTTACCCGGTGTTTGACCCAAACATACACACAGTTGATTATGTGTATGATAAGCCCGGCACTTATACCCCATCTCTTTTGATTTTGTTTGAAAACCAAAATCTAAAGCGGGCATTCTTAAAAAACGAAATTTTGGTGATGTAAATGACTATACCAGTAACAAGTAATTTCCCAACGACTATTGACACAGATGACAATTTGTTTCTTGTGCATGACAGCCTCAGAGTAAGGTTGCTAAGAGACTATTTGCCCGGTGACACCAAAATATTCGTTTATGGCGATAACGAAGTAATTAGCAGATTCCCACCAACAGGAATTATCACGCTAACCGAACAATGTAGCGATGCTGAGTTGCGGGCATTATCTTTTTATTACGGCAGCAGAACTGATGTGTCTTTTGATAACTTGGAATTACTCCCCGGCTTTACGGATAATCCAAAACCAAAAGATATTACGAATGTAACTCAAAATGTAATGGCCAGCCACCACAATAACATCAAAGAGGCTGTGCTTGCTATCGAAAGATTTGCCGGGAGAAAAGGCGAAGTTGGAATTAAACCCCTAGAAGGAACTATGGAAGAAAGAATCAACTACCTGAGAAAGATAGTTTTGGTTCCTAAAGCATGGTTTGCAGCCGATAAAACAATTGGCCTTGTCCCACTAACCGTAGAGTTCAGAGACTTGAGCTTCCGTTTAGGGACAGATGGCAATACGGGGGTCATTAGTTATATCTGGGACTTTGGAGATAACACGGGGCCATCGGTTGTATTGATTAGCACAACAGAAGGTCCAATCAATCAATCTGATGTAATTGTGCAAGATTTGGATGGCGGAACAATACAAAAAGTCTATACGACCCCAAACAATTACGATGTTAAACTAACAGTTAGAAATGATTTTGGAGAAGATACTGTAATCTTCCCACAATACATCAACGCCAGAATCGAAGCACCACAAAATGCTTTAATTGATTATATTCCAAGAGCCGGACAGCTTTTCCAAGCAGGGGTTCCTCTTGGCGGTAATCCCGATGGAACATATACCACGCCTCCCAAAATTAGAACTCCAACGACACTTTTGTTGGATATGGAAATTCCCGCTGGAATAAATCCCAACACGACCAGAACATACTCTGGCGAGGAAGTTGATGGTGGCGGAAGTCCCATTGACCCAATTGTTGCCTACACATGGTCTTTGGCAGATGACTTGGTTCACGGAAACTCAAACAGTGCGAGAGCTTCTTATAGCATTGGTGGAGTATACGACTTAATTCTCAGAGTAGACACCAAGTTCGGAAGTTACAGAATTACTACTTACGAAAACGCTATTGACGTTGTTGAGAAATACAATTTATGGCTTTGGTTGTATAACGGGACCAATCAAGTAAATGCAGCAGAATTTGGATTGATTAGCGAAGCATTTAAAACCAGATCAACAAACTTAATGACGCTTAATGTGAATCAGTCGTTTTTAGAGGGAGAACCAAACGAAGAACAACAACTTAAAGAGTTCCATCGCAACGTAGGATTCGCACCGAGGGGCGTAGCAGGATCAGGCATTAGTGGCGTTGGTTTGTTGTATTGGGCAAGCGGACGTGACAGCATAGATTCGTATTTAACAGAAGAAATATTGATTTCTGAATTTAACGGGTTTTCTGACACTTATACCACTCAAGCGCCGGTTGCAAGACCTTGGAACTGGATCGGATTGGCAGATGCAGAAAATATTTATTTCATTCTTGGAGGCGAAGGTCCAGACCCGGCTCCAAATACTTCCCCTACAAACCAAGAAAAACAAACTCTCGATTTGGCTTCGCTAACGGTTTCCAGTAGTACCTTCACAAATAGCAACTACAAAAACGGTGCGGCAGAATTAAAGCAAAATGAAGTGACTTATGATGGTGGCGGTGACTCTCTGCAAGGGAATATGAGCGTTTACCGCTCAACTTGGAAAGACAGCGAAGGCTTTTTCCTAAGAAATCAGGGGGTGGGGGACTTCTTTAGAATAAAGACCTTCTACAAAACCAGTGGAAATACATCAGAACCATTTATAGATATTAGAAAGCTGCAAGATATGGCCGGACCCGTGAAGGAAGAAGGCCAGTTAGTGACGCTTAGCAAAGGTGTGTATTTCTTCAATAATTCGGGATCAATCTCAGCCTATAACTCAACAAGTTCAGTCTGGGAGACAGGTGGCCCCGGAATTAACTCTACTGCATTTAGATTATTGCAAGACAATACCAAAGTTGGATTTGATAATTTGTCACAAACTTTACTGGCAGCGAGCGATGGAGATAAGGTGGTTTATTTGAGTTTTGATTATAGCGAAAAGTCGTTTATCAAATTCAATGAAACCGACCTTACATTCTCTAGTATTACATCGAGGCCAGTTGGCGATCAATGGAATATGACAATATTTTAAGGATTTAAATGGCAAATAATTTTCCTCCGGTTCCAATATACCCAAAAAATTATGACAGTGACTATACGTTGTTTTTGGTTTACAATACATCAGAAACAGTCACGACCGCTGATAATTTGCCTTGGTCCGAAGAAATTTCAATTAAAGCAGTTGCCCCAGATAAAGCTGAAATCTGGGCTGATAATGGATTTGCGAACATCGAAGGCGAATTGTTCTACTACGATTCAGTAGGCAAGAACGCCTATGGCAAAGTCAATAAGCTCAAAAAGTGTGTTAGAAATTTAGGCAACAAACAAACAAAGTACAACAAAGTTGGTTCTGAGGTAAGAGGCTATGTTATAGCAGAACACCACAACCAACTTGTAGATGCAATCTTAAAAATTGAAAATTTCATTGGCGAGAACTTCACCACCGAGCAAGAAACATTAGATTGGAGAATTAGAAATCTACAATCTCTGGATGTTATCTTTGACGATTTTACATGCCCAGACGTAACCTTCTTTTTCTCTGTAGACGAAGATAGCCCATCGGCGGGTACTTTAGTAAGCTACGACATTCAAATAGACGGGCCATACACAGGATTTAGATTAGATTTTGGCGATGGAAGTTCAACGACCAGTAGTACCATCGGAACGCACAGATATGCACCAAGCGCCAGAGTAGACCCTGTAGTAACTGTTACTACAGAGAAATGCTCCATTGTGCAAACGCCAATAGAAAGAAATGAATCGACAGAGCCAAGAATTCAAGAGGAAGAAGAAATTCTGGAAATCAAAATCCCAGAATTGCCAGAACTTCCTCCTGTAGTTATTCCGACGATAACGCCGCCGTCACTAACGATAAATCCGCCGCCCCTAGTAACACCATGTATAAATCTTGGTCCACTAGGCAACATAAACATACCATCGGTCATAACCTTTGACCCACCAATTGATATTCCTTCTATTATCACATTCGTGGACGTGCCGGTTATACCGTCGATCATTACTTTTGGGCCATTCCCAAGTTTCCCAATACAGATTGACTTTGGGCCATTCCCAAGTTTTCCTATATTGATTGAATTTGGACCGTTCCCAAGTTTTCCTGTGTTGATTGAATTTGGACCTATTCCAAGTTTCCCGACACTGATTACGTTTGGTCCAGTACCGACGTTCCCGACAGTCATTACGTTTGGTCCAGTACCGACGTTCCCGACAACAATTAACTTCGGACCCGCTCCGACCATTCCGACGAGCATTACATTTGGTCCGGCACCGACGATACCGACGAGCATTACGTTTGGTCCAGCACCGACGATACCGACGAGCATTACGTTTGGTCCAGCACCGACGATACCGACAAGCATTACGTTTGGTCCAGTACCGACCATTCCGACGAGCATTACATTTGGTCCGGCACCGACGATACCGACGAGCATTACATTTGGTCCGGCACCGACGATACCGACGAGCATTACGTTTGGTCCAGCACCGACGATACCGACGAGCATTACGTTTGGTCCGGCTCCAACGATACCGACGAGCATTACATTTGGTCCGGCCCCGACCATTCCGACTATCATTAACTTTGGTCCGGCCCCGACCATTCCGACGAGCATTACGTTTGGTCCGGCTCCGACCATTCCTACAAGCATTACGTTTGGTCCGGCTCCAACGATACCAGACATTAACTTTGGTCCTGCACCGACCATTCCAACAACGATTAACTTTGGTCCTGCACCGACCATTCCAACAACGATTAACTTTGGTCCTGCACCGACCATTCCGAACATTAGTTTCGGTCCTGCTCCGACGATACCAACAACAATTAACTTTGGTCCAGCACCGACTATTCCGACGAGCATTACGTTTGGTCCAGCACCGACTATTCCGACGAGCATTACGTTTGGTCCTGCTCCAACGATACCAAATATTACGTTTGGTCCAGCACCGACTATTCCGACGAGCATTACGTTTGGTCCTGCTCCAACGATACCAAATATTACGTTTGGTCCAGCACCGACTATTCCGACAAGTATTACGTTTGGTCCTGCTCCAACGATACCAAATATTACATTTGGTCCGGCACCGACCATTCCGACAAGTATTGCATTTGGTCCGGCACCGACCATTCCGACAAGTATTACATTTGGTCCGGCACCGACCATTCCGACGAGTATTACGTTTGGTCCTGCTCCGACTATACCAAATATTACGTTTGGTCCTGCACCGACTATACCAAACATTACATTTGGTCCTGCTCCGACGATTCCGAACATTGCATTTGGACCGGCCCCGACGTTTCCAACAACAATTAACTTCGGTCCTGCACCTAATTTGTGTACTACGATTAACTTTGGACCGGCCCCGACGATACCACAGGTTACGTTTGGACCAGCACCAACGATTCCGAACATTACATTTGGACCGGCCCCGACGATACCACAGGTTACGTTTGGACCAGCACCAACGATTCCGAACATTGGGTTTGGACCGGCACCGACCATACCGCAAGTTACATTTGGACCGGCACCGACCATACCACAGATTACATTTGGACCGGCACCGACCATACCACAGATTACGTTTGGACCGGCCCCGACAATACCACAGATTACATTTGGTCCAGCACCAGCATTCCCGACTGTAAACTTCGGTTCGCCACCACAAGTAACGGTCAATTGGGGCACACCACCTTCGTGTAGCTGTACGGTTTCGGTATCGTGTCCCGGCACTACACCGTTCGCTTCAAGATTTGGAGCAGTCGATTATAACGACCCAAATCTTGAGGTAAGTATGGGAGATATAGGAATACCTTCTATTATCAAGGTGTTGGCACCTGATATGCCAGATATTCGTGTCATTCACGATATTCCAACTCTTGTACGGATAGAACCTGTAAATATGCCTAAGTCAATAAGCATTGATGCGGCAGCTATACCTAAGCAAATTAAGGTAATCAATGAGAACGTCCCAACGGAAATCAAGCTGATTGCTGAGAATTTGCCAAAGTCTATTCCGATTGACGCTTCGAGTATCCCACGATCCATCATGTTGGAAGTGACCCCGGACTTCCCGAAGTCCATCAAATTGGATGCATCGGAAATACCCGACAAGATTCAGGTTGTGGGAATCCCCAAACACATTAGCTTGGTTGGAGAAATTCCATCTGAAATTAAACTTGTTATGCCTGACAAGCCAGAAGTGGAATTGGTTTATAAAGGCGCACCTATTGACGTAAAAATCCAATTGGATGTTAATCGTTTAACGGGAGAGGGCGAGAAACTACAATGTGTAGCTATTGTGCCGTGTACAAATTAAATTTGAAATTTCTACACATTGCACTATAATAAAGTATCTTTTGAAAGGAGATATTTTATGAAAGTTTGTTTTGAATGCGGAGAAAAAGCAGATGTAGAACATCATGTTATTCCAAGGTCTAAAGGGGGAAATAAAACGGTGCCATTGTGTAACAATTGCCACTCTTTAGTACATGACGCCAAACTTTTTAGTACAGCAGCATTATCTTTACATGGAAAAGAAATAGTAAAAAGACTTAAAAACCAACAAAAAATTATAGAAATGTTTCTTGGTGGAGAACAAATTTCTAAAATAGCAAAAGCAATTGGAATAGGTAGAGCGGCTGTTTATAATATTCTTGAAGAACATGGTTTATATAAAAATGAAGGCAAAGGATGTGAAATAAAAGTAACTCCTAACTTCCTCGACAAGATTAAAGATATGAGAGAAGAAGGTTCTTCTTGGGAAGACATAGAAGACAAATTAGATATTTGTCACACACATCTTTTTAGAATAATTAAAGAATTTGGTTGGTATGACAAAAAATACAATACAAAAACCAAAAATAGAAAACACTATAAAACACTTACTAAAGAAAAAATCAAACAAGCTGAAGAACTAAGAAATCAAAATAAAACTTGGGAAGAGATTTCTGATATTATTGGTGTAGATAGAGTCACATTATACAAGCATGGTTTGCCTAAGAAATATAAGCCTTTGCGTGGACAATTAACAGAAGACAAAAAGAAATTGGCAATTAAATTAAAATCGGAAGGAAAAACTTGGAAAGAAATTGCCAATTTGTTAGAAGTCAGTTTAAGCACAATATACATGGCAAAGGTTCACAAACCATGAGAATTAAGAAGCACAACAATGGGAATGAATTCCTGTTGACGAAAGAAAATATGTGGGTAAGGAATTTTGCCAAAAGCGGAGTTCCTTACATTGACATAAACAAGACCTATAACAAAAATGATTATTTTGTATTTCTAAAGAATGAAATACAAAATTCATTAGGAAGATATGCTTGGATAGATACTGAGAATTTCTACCACGACAAAGTGGTAATTGTTTCTGATGGGTGCAAATTCGCAGAAAAACACTTGAAGTTGGCAAAGATTCTTCCCAAGGATGTGGCCATCATCGGAGTAAACCAATCCCTAAAGATGTGGAAGGCACCCGAAAGAAATATGACATATTACTTGGTAAACAATCCCTATGATGAGTGCATGAAATTTATGCCTCGAAAAAATCGGGGATTACCCAAATGTATAGCCTCAACTAGAACCAACTATGAGTTTTTATTTCACTACAAAGATAAGGGCAGCATCTATAAATATTGTCCAGTGAATGAAGAAGGTTATACTGGAAGAGCGTATGAAAAAATAAAGTATCAAATAGACGACTATCGCAATCCCATTTGTGCAGCACTTCAATTGTGCTACCACTTTGGGACAGAGAAAGTTCTTCTGTTTTGCTGTGATGACAGCTTCGATCAGGAACGACCGGGAGCAGAGAAATTACATAACGGTCTGTGGCAGTATCCGCAACAGAACATAGCTCACGGGCTGATTGATGCGACTGCATATTGGCTCAAATCTATGAAATACAGCGAAACAGACGTAAAAGATCATTCGGATGGTCCGTTATATGAAAATGCAGCATATATAAATGAGGACGAGATACAGTCCTTTTTCAACTAAGGGGGTTGAATATTAAGGGGGTTGAATATGAGTAAAAGGAATTATGAAGATAACTTTGGACAATTTAATTTAGCTGATTTTAAGAAGTGGATGGAAAGCCAACAAGAGGAATCTCCGTACCGCAAAAATTTAGTCGGCATGTATGTTGAGTCAAAGGTATCTATCAAAAAACTCATGAACCGCATGGAAGCGGAAAACAATGATGAAGAAGAAGAAATTAAAGAAATTAAAGAAATAGCCAAGGACTTCCAAGAGAACGGTGGAGTTATCAAGGAAGTAGATGGACACTACTTCAAAATAGGTGTTGAATCTGGCGAATTTTTAATTCACCGTATGTTCGTGAAAAGACCAGACTAAACCTGTCGTCTCGTCATGATCTTTGTTTTATTGAGATTTGAAGTATAAACTTCTGGCGTGAGAGCGATATTGTTACTCCTAACCTCTGGGATGAAAGAAATCGGGAGGTTGGTATATCCTCTCTTCTTTATTTTATCCTTGATGTTGTCAAAGGAGTCGGCAGATTCTATCCACGGCTCCCACTCCAATCTCGATTCATAAACAATTTCGGTCAATTTTTGAGTATTTGCGGGCGGCAGATTCAAGTTTGCTACTTCTTTAAGCCGTGTAGGGGATACTTCCTCTTTGCCTCGGAATTGAGATAAAAATCTAACTCCGCTCTTGTCCCGTCTCGTCAGATAAATCCATACCTTGGTTTCTTTCTGTGCCATTTTTGTCCTTTGTTAGTTTGAGTTCTTCTAAGAAAACCTCGAATAAAATACTCTTGTAAATATCGTCAGGGCCGAATTGATCGGAAAAAATCTGGCCTGCTTCTTTCGCCAATTTAACTTTGTCTGGATCATTTTCCATGAGTGTTCCTTTAACAACTTACGCAAAAGTCAAAAATCGCTATTGCATTATGTATGTCGGTAATTGCAACGAATACTTGGTACAACTCAAACTTATAAGACCAAGCATTGAGAAAATTTATTCCGGCATCGAAATATATTTAGCTTGCAAAGACGACGCTTACTATTTACTGGAAGATTCACCGAAAACTCTCAAGGCAAGTGAATATGTCAAAGAAAGATATGGCTACACTAGAGAACTTTTCTGTGACATGCAGACCCATCCTGTTGAAGAATTGCTTAGAGAATCCAATATCCCAAAACTACTCATCAGAACAGAACAAAAAAAGGGTGGCAATCTCTGCTCTATTTACCCCTTCGGTGCATCACCCACCAGATCATTAAGTAGAGAGCAAATAGAAAAGGTCGAAAAATACGTTGTTTCAAAAAACATGCAGCCGGTAATCAATGGCGGATTAGAGTCCGCAGCATGGGTAATTGGCGTTGAAAATGAATTTACTGCCCTCGCACCAACCCAAGGAATCAAAACCACACTCATTCCCACTGGAATCGGTGAAAATTTATACAAAAGCCTTTATTACAACCTAGATGTTTTCAAAATATAATAGCAGCACAATATATAAAGGCAGAGATAAGGTCAATAAATTCAATACTCAAAGGAGCAATAGCAATGAGTGTATTTAGAGTAAAATTAAACAACACCGCCCAAGGCTTGCTTGACAAGCGTTTTGACAGTGGTGTTGAAGGCGATCATGGTAGCCAATTCGCAACATCCATTCAGCGTACAATCTATGTAACTGGCCCCGGCAAGACATACCGCAAGTTAGCTGACGGCGAAACATTCACGGACTGTAACTATTGGAAGCGTTTTGCTTACCCACAAGTTCCTCTCGCACAAGCCTTCATCGAAGTTGTAACCGACGACGGTTCTGCTTACCACGATGGCGATGTAGAGACGACCTTCCCGAAGGTTTACAACATGCTTGTTCTTCAGGGCACAGACTATGAAGACAACGTAATTGACGTTCTTGGCGACACGGGCGGCTACGCTGTATTCGTACAGATTGCCAACCAAGGTTCGACCGCAGTTCGTTGCCGTATCAACGGCGTAGCCGACGCTGTAATCGACATTGGTGCCAGCGAAACACAGGTATTCAACTCTGGCGACCTGTCTGTTTCCAAGCTCGAATTTGTGAACAACGTATCTGGTGGTACAGCCGCAGACGTTCAAGTTCTTCTCTCTGTAAAGAGTGTTTGCAACAGCTAAACAAATTTGAACAAGAAATAATCGAGAGCCATCGTAGAAATACGGTGGCTCTTTTCTTTTATAGGGTATGCCTTCACTAAACAAAAAAGTCTACAAACCGAAACCCCTGAGTATCAAGGAGTTTCACGCAAAAAGAAACCGAGTCCTGATTTGGCACGACAAGGGCGGATTAGGCGATGTATACATGCACCGGATGGTATTTGAGGACTTCAAAAATATCATGCCGGAAGCCGAATTTGTATTTGCTTGCTTGCCAGAATACATGGATGCTGCCAGCGATCATCCCTACATTTCAGAAGTGATAGATTCTCGTACAGTCAATCCTCAAGATTACATTGCTGTTTACAATACCTGTGTGACAATTGCCGACCGTTACGAAAATATGCGGGCACCCTATTGCCTCGATCATCGCAGCGATATTTGGGCTAAATATTGTGGAGTCGAGCTTAAACACCACAATATGCACATTCGTTTGGACCCGGTAATCCACGAACGAGTTCGTGAAAATCTCCAAAAATTCAAACAAGATGGGAAGGCTTTGATTGGGTTTGCCCCTGTTTCTAAGATGATAACCAAGACGTTGTTGCCCCATCAACTAGAAGCTATTGCCGAGGCCACAAAAGATCATGTTTTGTTGGCCTATCACAAGGAAGAACTGGAAGCGTTAAAGAAATACGGCATCAAAACAATATCCAAAATATCTCTTAAAGAACTTGCTTGTTATTTCCAAGAAATGGACTACATCATCTCTGTGGACACAGCGGCATTTCATCTAGCAGGGGGATTGAACAAACCCTTAATGGGAATCTTCACCTTTGCCGATGGTAAAGCCTATGGCAAACATTTTGATTTCATATTGGTTCAAAAGCATCGAGATAACGGAAATTGGGATTGCGGACCTTGCTTCAAGTTTGGCGACTGCCCCAAATGTAGAAAGCCCCAGAAGCCCTGTTTGACCGAACTTACCAAAGAGGAATTGCAAGAAGGGGTTAGGAAAATGTTCGAGAAGTGGCCGTGGGAAAAATAAGCCAAAATTCTCTTATAGAGTATAACTATAGGTGTAGCAACATTGTTGTGAATTGGGAGAAAAATTGCCACAACTCATAAAACCTAACGAAGTAAAGGTTATCACAAAAAACGGTGAATGCCAAGTTTCCATTACATTGGAGCTTAACATCAACCTGAACGGCGATGGTGTGGCTGTTTCTGCGCAATCTGTTAAACAAGAGATACAAGAAAAAGAAAAGCCCAAATCAACTGGCTTCAATTGGGAAGTGCCGGATTTTGAGGCTTCCCCGAAAATTCAATTTGGAAAAAAGGAGTAATCATGGCACTAGGTTTTGACGTAGGTACATACAACCTTGTTTGTTGCAGCAGAGACGACAAGGGCAATTTTGTGAATAAACGAGAAGTGAACGCCTTTTTGGAGCTTCCTCTCGAAAATCGCTTCGTCTTTAACATGATGAAGAACGCTGGCGTTCCGCTTATCGAGCGTGAAAACGTCGCTTACGCCCTTGGCGAAGCCGCCGTAAACATGGCTTATACAATGAGCCAACTAGAACTCAAGCGACCTATGGCCCACGGATGCGTCAATCCCAAGGAAAAAGACGCTTTCCAAATTTTAAGCATTATGGTCCACAGCCTATTAGATGATGTAAAACAAGACAACGAAACACTCTATTACTGTGTACCGGCCAATGCCATTAACGAAGATACAGATGCCGACTACCACCAAAAAGTGCTAGAAGCCATCTTCAAGGCTTACAAGTCCGATAAGGGCTTCAAAGTAAATGCCAATCCAATTAACGAGGCGTTGGCTCTAGTTTATGCCGAGCTAGGCAAAAAGGCATACACAGGTATTGGCATCAGCTTTGGTGCTGGTATGGTAAACATCTGCTACGCCATGTATGGCCAGCCCGTATTCACCTTCGCCATTGTGAATAGCGGTGACTGGATCGACAAGCAGGCTGCGAAAGCAACTGGCGAGACACCGACTTTCATCAACAAAGAAAAGACTAAGATCGACTTGTCAAAACCACCGACCAACTTAGTAGAACGTGCAATACAGACTCAATATCGACTAATGATTGAACATACTATTGCTGGAATCAAGAAGGGTTTGGCCGGGGCAAACAAAGCTGTTCACACGGAAAATCCTGTTGACATAGTGATAGCGGGAGGAACATCTTCTCCCTATGGCTTCGCAACTTTGTTTAAAGATACACTGGTGCAAGCAAACTTACCAATTAAGGTGGGTGAAGTCGTAAAACCGAACGATCCACTTTACAGCGTAGCTCGTGGTTGCTTAATTGCCGCAGAAGCTGCGAAATAACAATTAAATAAAAGGATGAGTTATGAACGAAGAAAAGCAAATTGACAGGGACTACTCTAAGCCTGTCAAGAAGGTAAAATTCTGCCCGTTGCTCGATTGCAACGCCAAAAATATGACCTATGGCAAGGTCTATGAGGTTTTCCAAACACACAAAGTAGGCATTTTGAACGGTGAAAGATACGAGATTCAAAATGATACTGGTGAAAAGGTTTGGATGAAACAGGAACATTTTGATGAATTGCCTCTTCGAGAATTCGACAATGAATTCGTGAAAGACGAAATGAAGAGACAAGCCTGCGAGAATCTGTGGAAAATAGATTCCGCAGAAGAGCTTGCTAAAAAGATTGAATCTGTCCGGCACAAGCCAGTTGAAGAATTGGATGAAACTGCTTGCGAAGAACTCAAAGAACTATCTGGACTCAACGAGGAACCAGAATACGTCCATTGTAAAACTTGGTATGAATGTGCCGAAGATAGAAGAATATTTGCTGATCCCAAGAAAGAAGATTTTGGATTGGACAATATTGATGTGATCTTGGCTAACGTAGCCAAAGAATTCCCGTCCAATGATTCCGTATATCCCTCAATCAATCCAGAAGATGTGTTGGGACTTCTACACAGGAAAATGGGCTATACATTCTCTATTCTCTATTCAAGGCGACTTCCTTGCCGTTAATGGCATGACCACTAAATTCACAAAAGAATCTATCGACACCGCTCATAGAGGCTTGAAGTGCATTGTTGGGAATGCCAAGGCGACAAAGATGGTGGCACGAGCCATCCAGAGTCAACTTGAAAAGATATTCTAAACGAGAGCGAGAACAGGGAAGGGCAATTCGCCCTTCCCTTGAATTTGAAAGGAAGAAATGACAACTAATAAGAAGAGTGTAAGCGATCTGGGCGCAGCCGCTTACATTTTAATGCACGATTACAAGGTGATTGGTCGTCAAGGGAAAGAAATTTTCTTTCTCCTTACAGCCGAGGAACAGACAGCCGAGAAGTTCGACCAACTTACTTTGGACTATCTATCCAGCGAATTCCATCGCTTTGACGCATGTATTATGTCCCTAAAGAAGATCGGGGAATATCCCTTTGCTTCAAAATCCCATAGATTTGTCACGGACTTAGGGGCCGCAGCATTTATCCTGATGCACAAATATAAAGTTTTGGGCAAAAAGGGTAAAGCCATCTATTTTGAGGTAGAAGGAGAGGACAAAGACCGCTTCGATGAATTGGCGTTGGAATACCTTTCCAGCGACTTCCACCGATTCGACTCCTGCCTTATGTCTCTAAAGAAAATTGGCGAATATATAAGCGAGCAACATTGATTTTCCCGTGACTATATATGGCAAGGAGAATGCCATGAAAATAGTTGAAGACGCTGCTTTAGACCAGAAAGTTCAAGCCCTTTTAGACCGAATTCCACAAGAAGTGGATAAGATGATTGGGCAATTGAAATCTTCTCTCATCAACCCCATGACACGCCCACAGGCGAAACGTGGGATATGGGACAGATTTAAGAACACCATGTCCAATTTATGGTGGGGGAGATATAACCAAGATAATCCCTATTTCTGGAATAACAAACTCGGTGATGATCTGGGTCAAGTACACCCAGAACACGTCATGCTGCGCACTGTTCCTATCGAAGAATATCGTCTTTTCCGTGAACATTGCAGGCTGCTAGAAACCCAACTTGATACACTGCTCGAAGATACTATTCCGGGCACTGAAAATCTTGCAATAATGCGGCTTATCAATCAGTGGGGTACGCAACTTAAAGCAATGCTTGTCAAAACTGTGAAAGATCATATTTATGGTGCTGGCGGTTCTGCACCAGCCTCTCCTGCTCCCGCTGGTCCCACACCCACACCCACTGGACCTGTCGAAGACCCTGAGAATGATCGCAAGGGTGCTGAGGCTTTTGCCAAGCAAATGAAAGAGCGTGGCATTATTGATGAAGATGAGTACCAACAGATTCTCAGTTTGGCGAAAACCAATCCCAAATTGGCCCTCAAGAGAATTGAAGAAATTCAAAAGAGAAAGAGTACGGGCGATGAGGTTGCTGATAGCAAACAAAAGCTAAGAGATAGATTGGAAGCTCTGGGCGGTCTTATCGAAGATGAAGCATATGATAAGATCAAAAAACATATTGATGAAGACGAATTAGACAAGGCTGAAGAAGATTTGTCTAAATATGAATCAGAGAATCCAGAAACGCCCGCAGAAGGAATAGACGCCAAGCGTGCGACTGCAATGCAAGCCCTCGATAAAGCCAAAGAAAGAGGGTTCCCAGAAGACAAATATGAAGCCTACAAAAAGGCAATTGCTGGCGCTACCGATCCAGCTACGTTGGATCGTGTAATAGCTGACCTGAATCGCACGGCAACAATTGACCACGACACGCCTCCATCGGGCGGGGCAACAAGCGACGAAGCTCCACCAGAAGAATCCCCAGAACCCGAAAGCGGCGATGTGGGACCAAGCTATTCATCGTATTGGGATAAAAAACCTAATACTGGTGATCGTGCATGGGAGAATTTAAGTCCAAGCGAGATAGCAGCTTGGAACAACTACGGTGGTGGACACCAGAGAAGAATTGCCAAAAAAGAACTCAAGGGTTTAGTTCTTCCTTGGATATTGAGACTTGGTGATCCTCGTACACCACTGCTCTATAACCGGGATCGCAAACACATTTGGAATGAATTAAGAAGACAAGAGCGTGTTGAACTCGATAGCGATCCAATTACAAGTCGCCAAGACTTTGAAAGACGCTTGGAGCAAGCAAAGAAGCTCTACCACCAATATGTGGACAAGTTGTCCCGCAGAGGTCGTAAATCTGACGTAGAAATCGAAAGAGAAAAACTAGCTGATGATGCGGGCGAAGACCGTACAGAGCCAGTAACCCCAACGAACCCAGCAACAAGTAGGACGGCAGAAATTCCCCAAGATTCGATGCCACCAAATATGCCAAAAGATCAAGAAGAAGGGAAAGAGGATCGTACCCACATACTAGATGATACTCTGGACCCTCATACAGCCCTTGAACAAATTGCCAAAGCTAAAGAAGATGGAATCATTGATGACGAAACAATGGAAAAACTTACTGATTTGGTAATGAACGACGAAGTTAAAGTTGCAATGAAAAAACTTCTAAGGTTGCGTGCAGCAAAAGAGCAACAGGGCGATGATGTAGAAACTTTCGATTGGATTGCCCCTCGTAGCGTTCTCCGTGAAAAAGTAGAATACTACAAGAAATTACTCAAAGAAGGCAATAGATGTGTTCGATAATTGGTTGTTCTTTTCAAAGCGATGTAGCTCCGACTATTGTGCGTGGACTTCAAAAAATGGAGTACCGTGGTTACGATAGCGTCGGAGCTTGCACATTTGACAAACAACTCAATCTTGCACGGGGCGTAGGCAAAGTACAAGATGTTAATCGGAAACAAAATCTTGATAAACTGCCCGGTGGTGTGGGAATTGGCCACACTCGTTGGGCAACTCATGGCAAAGTAAGTGAAGACAATGCTCACCCTCATGTTGATACTTTGCTTGGCAAGATTGCTATAGTTCACAACGGGATTATAGAAAATCACGAAGAATTAAAAGCTGAATTTGGATTCACCCACAATAGCGACACCGATAGTGAGGTAATTGCTAATCTTCTAGCACACTTCTATATTAAAAGACAAGACCCAAAGAAAGCAGTCCTCGAAGTTGTAAAATACCTAAAAGGACACTATGCTTTTTTGGCCATATTTGATGACGAAACACTGGTGGCTGTAAGAAATCACGAGCCAATTATCGTGGGTTTAGCACCATTGGGCTACATTGTTGCAAGCGACGTATTGGGATTTATCGAAAGTACAGATCAAGCCATCTATCTTGAAAATAAAGAATTCGCTGTAATAGAACCGCCAAAAGTTCGTGGAATGACAATTTACAACTTTGAGGGCAAAGAAGTAAAACACAAGACCGTACAACTCTCAAGGGAAGTGGCTGACGCTTACAAGGAAGATTACGCCCATTTTACAATCAAAGAAATCCACGAGCAAATCCATACAGTCAAAAAGATTCAGTGTAACACACCTGAATGTAACACCTTTGATGCTGCTAGAATGCTTTGTGCGGCAAAAAGCATATACTTTACTGGAAGTGGCACAAGCTATAACGCTTGTTTGATAGGCAAATATCTTCTAAATAAACATAAGATAAAAGTAGAGCCAATCATTTCGAGCGAATGTCCATTCTTAAACCACGACTTTGATGAAAAGTCTGTATTGCTGGCAATATCGCAAAGTGGCGAGAGTGCTGATGTATTGGAAACAGTTTTGATGGCTAAACACAAAGGGGCCAAAATCATTGCTGTTGTCAACAAAACAGCTTCTACTTTAGCTGGAATTTCCGATCTAGTATTGCCAATCAATTGTGGACCGGAGATTGGCGTAGCTGCCACGAAGAGCTTTACGTCGCAAATTCTATTGTTGGCCGGGATAGCATCTCATATTCAATTCGAGAATATAGATTTCAAATCTGTATCGAATTGTGTCAAACAAGCCCTCAGAGAAGAAAATAAAGTTAGAGAAATTGCTTACGAAATTAAAGATGTAAGCGACATTTACATCTTAGGTCGTGGAATCAACCACCCAATCGCATCTGAGGCTTCTTTGAAAATCAAAGAGCTTGCTTATATCCACGCAGAGGGTTTGGCAGGCGGTGAATTAAAGCACGGCCCACTAGCTCTCATTGACGAAAGCTCTTATGTAATTCTGCTGCATCCAAGCGATGAAACCTATTCTGATATGGAAATAAGTGGGAAGCAAGTCAAAAGTCGGGGAGCCAAGATTATCGGAATTGCCGAGAGGCACAATTCTCTGTATGACCACTGGATAGAAGTGCCAGCAGGCAGCACAGAAATAGAAAGAGTTGTATCAGAAATTATCCCGATACAACTCTTGGCTTACTACATTGCTTTGGCAAAGAATTACGATCCAGACTATCCTCGAAATCTTGCCAAGTCAGTTACGACTAAATAAGCTCTCTCTATTACACTGCATCGGGCATACTAGCAATAATCGCTCGCACATTATCAGTGTGCTTATTCTTAATCCACGGGAACTGCATCGCTTGAAAATAAAAAAAAGGCATATAGATCAAAATTTCATCGAGAGAAAAATCTGTTTTTGCAGTATTGGCTTTCCATGTACACAATATTATATTTGTTTGTAAATACCCAAGTGTATTATCAAATCGGTCAATACTACAAGCATTTGGTCCCCTGCCCTTCCCCTGTTCCATAGTCATAAGCCCTTTACTATATCCACAAACATTCCCTTGCAGATCATAAATGTCCAATAAAAAGGGAACATCCAAATCAAACGCCATACCTTTTTTCTTTGCTCTGTTTTGTGCAGCACCTAGCTTATGTTGGAAATAAATACCAATATCAGAATTCACAAGTTCCAACCATTTTTCACGTTCATCATCATATCTGCATCGTCTACAAATTTTGTGACCACAAAAATTAGTCAACTCCTTCCATTCCTTGCACCCCTGACAGTGGGCTAGTATTTTGTCACCTTCCTGTCTAGTTTCTAAAGGTTCACCTAAACCATTACTCCTAAGACCTAATTTTCTCAAATGTCTTGTAATGGTCCCTTGATCGACTTTTAGCCGATTTATCATCTCCACATTTTTAAGACCAAGGGCATGAAACTCTTTTATCAAATCTATGCTAGGGGATCGGTAATTATTGAAGCATACAATATCGCAAAAATGCAAACGTCTTTTTTCTACACTACTTTTGGGAAGCGATAAATCCTTACCACAACTAGCACAATTTACTACAATTCTTTTGAGTTTCTTTTGCCCACAAGCGCATTCTGGCGAACAAACCGTTCTATGCTTCTTACGAGGAGGAACTGAAAACTCCTTGCCGCAAATCACGCAAACAATGGTAACACCGTTCCCAGAAATCTAGGGAAATCTGGGTTTGACGAAATCACTCCTGTTCTCTGCCGTTATACGCAAAGAACCTTCAATGGATTGACCCGTACTGGCATTGCGGCAATGCTCCTATCGGGGAAAG